GTCCAGAGAAGAGACCAGACAGATCACTGCAGATATGTCTGCTATTGCTCAAAAAATAATTGGTGCTGAAGGTGGTGGTGTTACTGCCCGTAATCCCTACAGCAGCGCCAGCGGATTAGGACAAATTACCAAAGGTCGATTTAAAGATCTGGTAGAGTCTGTGCCTTTTGGCCATGCGTTAAAAAACACCACATTTGAACAGTATCAAAAAGATGCCAGTCTCCAAAAAATAGCACTCAACACGCAGATTGAAGATCTTAGATCTTATCTTGGCGCACAAAGACTCAGCACCACCGATGCAGCGGTATATCTAGCTCATGTGTTTGGACCAGCAGGCGCCAGGCGCGTGCTCAATGCGTCGGAGTCTGTGCCAGTCACTCAATTGTTTGATAACAATATCATCAGCCAAAACCCTGCTATCTTCAAAGGTGTGGCCACTGTTGGTGACTTGAAAAAAGTCGTGGATCAGAAGATGGGCAACACAGGATACCGCAGCGGAGGCATCGCAGATGGTCCCAGTTCGGGTTACATGGCCATGTTGCACGGATTAGAAGCCATAGTTCCACTGGCCAACAATCGCAGCATACCTGTGAGTTTCCGCGACACTGGTTCGGGCAACTTTGCTCCAGACATGACATTTGGTCAAGATTTTGTCAACATCAACGAATCCTTGACCAAGCAAAGCGCGGTATTACAACAGCAATTGGAAAAATCCGAAGCCATGATACAGGCACTGAACCGTTTTGCCAGCGGCGATCAAATGACTATCATGATAGATAAACTGCAGAACATCAACGATAAAATGAATACCAGCAACGACATCAACTCCAGAATACTCCAGGTACAGATGTAAAACCCGCTAAGTAATTGTCAAGGATCTCACACACCTATGTCTTGGAAAAAACACTTTAAAGTAGCCAATCCTGCCGATGGCTCCATGAGCCCCATATCGGGCAGCACAGCGCAGAGCCGTAACTATGGCGCAGATTTTGGTTTTCGCAACTATGCGTCACGCTTGCCTGAAGTGTATTCAGGCCATCCCAACCGCATTGAGCGCTACAATCAGTATGAAGCCATGGACACTGATGCACAGATCAATGCCTGTTTGGACATTATCTCTGAATTTAGCACGCAAAAAAACCTGCAAAACGGCACCAGTTTCAATGTCAAGTACAAGGAAAAAGCCACAGATCACGAAATAAAAATCATCAAAGAACAGTTACAGGCCTGGGTAAAACTCAACAAGTTTGATCAGCGTATGTTCAAAATGTTCCGTAATGTGATCAAGTACGGCGATCAGGTGTTTATCCGCGATCCACAGACTTTTGAACTGTACTATGTGGACATGACCAAGGTCAGCCGCGTGATCGTGAACGAATCACAAGGCAAGCGCCCTGAGCAGTACATTGTGCGTGACATCAACCCCAACTTTCAGAACCTGACCATCTCGGCCATTGCCACAGACGCTGCCTATGCCAATCAGCCACAGCAGGGCTCCTGGGGCGGTCAGCCGGGCTATACTGTGCCTTCAAACCCGTTCAATCAAGGATCACGTTTCAGTCTTAGCCAAAACGAATCAGCTATCGCTGCTGAGCACGTGGTGCATTTGAGTCTGTCAGAAGGTTTGGACTTTTACTGGCCATTTGGACAGAGCATACTGGAAAGCATTTTCAAAGTCTACAAGCAGAAAGAACTGTTGGAAGACTCCATCCTGATCTATCGTGTGCAGCGTGCTCCAGAGCGGCGTGTGTTTTACATTGACGTGGGCAACATGCCCTCACACTTGGCCATGCAGTTTGTTGAGCGGGTGAAAAATGAAATACATCAGCGCCGTATTCCTACTCTAACCGGTGGCTCAATGAACATACTAGATGCCACCTACAATCCACTCAGCATCAACGAAGACTACTTTTTCCCACAGACAGCAGAAGGTCGCGGATCCCGTGTGGAAATGCTGCAGGGTGGTCAGGCCGTGGGCGAGATTGACGATCTCAAATATTTCAACAATCTCATGATGCGTGGCCTGCGTGTGCCTTCGTCTTACTTGCCTACTGGTCCCGATGACTCTACCACACCGCTCAGCGATGGGCGTGTGGGCACAGCACTAATACAAGAATTCCGTTTCAACGAATACTGCAAACGATTACAGCAGTTGGTACTGCACAAGTTGGATGACGAGTTCAAGATGTTCATGCGCTGGCGTGGATTCAACATTGATTCCAGTTTGTTTGATCTGGAATTCAATCCACCGCAGAACTTTGCTGCCTATCGTGAAGCAGAGTTGGACACCAGCAGGGTCAGCACTTTTACCACTTTGGAACCATTGCCTTATATGAGCAAGCGTTTCTTGCTGAAACGTTATCTGGGCCTGACTGAAGAAGAAGTGTTGGAAAATGAAGAAATGTGGCGCGAAGAGCGCGACGAGCCTGCAGCACAAGGCAGCCAGGGTTCAGAACTGCGTTCAGTGGGCATCAGTCCCGGAGGATTTGAAGCAGATCTTGCTGGACTGCCACCCGAAGGCGCGGCTGCCGGAGACCTGGGTGGAGCCGATCTTGGAGCACCTCCGGGAGCACCACCAGCAGCCAGCACTACCACTGCACCTGGCGCACCACCAGCAGTTTGACAAAATCAAGTAAATATCATTATGAATTTCCTTGAATTATTTGACAAAGAGCCCGAAGGCTTCCAGGACCTAGAAGACGACAACAGCCGTCCTAAACTGCGCCAACTGCGTAAAACCAAACTCACTCTGTCACAGATCAATAAAATACGCCGTATGCAAGAAGTGCGTAAATTTGAGTACGATCAGAAGTTAAAGTACATTCGCAAACAGTATGCACCTCCTCCTGCTGTTCCGGGCTTATGATACAGCCCAAGTCATAAAACATAAATATTTCTACCAGAAAACCAGCCATAAGTTGCTGGTTTTTTAATATGTGCAGTAAATAACTCTACACAACCCTTATTCTAGAAAAGGAACCAAAAATGTCAAGCAAGTTTGAAAAACTCATTGAGTACGTCATTAACGACGAAGAACAAAAGGCCCGTGACCTTTTTCACGAAATCGTAGTGGAAAAAAGCCGTGGTATCTATGAAGATCTCATGGCAGCAGAACTCAAAGAAGAATCCGATGAGGATGACTCTGAAGAGGAAATGGACGAGTCCATGGAAATGGGCGGCGACGCGGCAGATCAACTGTTGAACGACATCAGCGCCAACGTTGATGCTGACGAAACAGCCATGGAAGATGACGAAGAAGTCATGGACATGGGCGCCGAAGAAGAAATGATCGGCGGCGATGATTTTGCTGACGAAATGACCGCAGGCGGTGATTTAGAAGGCGATATCGCCAGCATCGACAGCAAATTAGACGAACTACTGGCCAAATTTGAAGAAGTCATTGGCGGCGACGATGGTATGGTCGACGGCGAAGAAGACGATGAAATGACCATGGGTTCAGAAGTAGAAGCCGAAGAAGAAGAAGTTGAGGAAAGCTTGTCTGAGAATGTTCAACTGCAAAAAGTTGCTGTTGATCACGGCGATCGTTTGGCAGGCCAAGGCACAACAGGTGGTGACAAACTGCGTGTTGACTCCAAAAGCCCCAATGCCAACAACGCCGGTGCCAGTGTAACTGGTTCAGTGGCCAAGCCTGCTTCCAGCAAGTTCACTGCCGAAAATCCCGATGGTACCAAAGCACCTGCAACACAAAAAGCACCCGACATCGAGTCCGGCCTGCAGAACACCGCTGGCAAAAACATGGCTCCCATGAAACCTGCTACCAAGCCCACGCTAAGCCAGGCTTCGGGTGTTAACACCAAGAGTCCTTTGAAAGCAATCAAGAGCTAATCTAGATGTTTAAAGGGAACCGTCACTTACAAGAAGTTCTCAGTTACGATGCTGCCAAGATCGTGGTCGAGAGCCGAGAAGAAGCTCCAGGTAAAGAGCCCTCCACTTTCATGGAAGGCATCTTTATCCAGGGTGACGTCAAAAACGCCAATGGACGAGTATACCCAGTGCAACAGATCAGATCAGCAGTGGATCAGCTCAATGAGCAGATCAACGGTGGTTTCTCTGTGTGCGGTGAAGTAGATCATCCAGAAGATTTAAAAATTAATCTAGACCGTGTGAGCCATATGATCCAGAAAATGTGGATGGATGGCCCCAACGGCATAGGTAAACTGAAGTTGTTACCCACACCCATGGGCAAGTTAGTTGATACAATGCTGCAGTCGGGTGTGAAATTAGGAGTTTCGAGTCGCGGATCAGGTAATGTTGATGACGCGACCGGACGTGTCAGTGACTTTGAAATCGTCACTGTCGACATCGTGGCACAGCCATCAGCACCAAACGCTTATCCCCGAACAGTGTATGAAAGCCTCATGAACATGAGATACGGACATAGAATGTTTGATATGAGCAAGAATGCTGTGGGCGGTGACACACTTGCACAGAAACACTTGAAGAACGAGATTGTGAAGTTCATCAAGGATCTGAAGATTTAGGAGATCGTAATGCTAGACGCAATCAAACCATTGCTAGATAGCCAACTGATCAACGAGTCAACTGGTGAAGCCATCACAGAAGCATTTGAGGCTAAACTAAATGAAGCTCGTGAGCAGGTGCGTGCAGAACTCCGCGAGGAATTTGCACAACGCTATGAGCATGACAAGTCAGTTATGGTCGAAGCCCTAGATCGCATGGTAACCGAAGGCCTCAAAGCCGAATTACAAGAGTTCCAAGATGAGCGCCGTGGTCTCAATGAAGACCGTGTGCGTTTCCAAGTCAAGATGAAAGAGTCAGCTGAGAAGTTCAACAACTTCATGGTTGGTAAACTTGCTGAGGAAATCAAAGAACTACGTTCGGACCGTCGCACTCACACCGAGAGCGTGGACCGTTTGGAAAAGTTTGTGATTGAAGCTTTGGCTCGTGAGATTACTGAATTTGCCCAGGACAAGCGTGACGTGGTTAACACCAAAGTCAAACTTGTGTCTGAAGCCAAGAAGCAACTCACAGCATTGAAACAGCAGTTTGTAAAAGAATCTGCTGCCAAGTTAGGTCAGCGTGTTGCTGAACATCTACGTTCTGAACTTACTCAGCTCAAAGAAGACGTTCGAATTGCTCGCGAGAACAATTTTGGTCGTCGTATCTTTGAAGCATATGTCACAGAGTTTGCAGGCACTCATCTCAATGAGAATGCCGAAGTACGCAAGCTCCGGGCTGTGATTGCTGACAAAGAACAGAAATTGGCCGAAGCCATTGAATCAACTCGTACTGCCAAAGTACTGGTTGAGAACAAGGAACGTGAAGTTCGTATGATCAAGGAGTCCACAGAGCGTAGCCGCACTATGGATGAATTGCTCTCTCCTTTAAACGAGGAAAAAGCAGAAATCATGCGTAACTTACTAGAAAGCGTGCAAACACCTCGTCTTCGCACAGCTTTTGAAAAGTATCTACCAGCAGTTCTTGATAACGCCGCAAGGAAAGTGGCTGTTGCAAAACAGACCATTACCGAAAGCGTACACAAAGAAGTCACTGGTGATAAATCTGCCGTCAAACCCAAGTCTGATGACGCATCAAACGTCATTGAGCTCAAGAGACTGGCAGGGCTTTAATCTTACGACAAGAAACAGGAGAGAATCATGTCACAAGAACTGTTAGAAAGCCGTTGGGACGAGACCAAAGAAGCCCTACTAGAAGGACTCAATGGTTCCCGTCGCAGCACAATGGGTGTAGTTTTAGAAAACACTCGCAAGTACCTGAAAGAGTCATCTGCAGGTACCACAGTTAGCGGTAATATCGCTACACTGAATCGTGTGATCCTTCCAGTGATCCGCCGTGTTATGCCAACTGTTATTGCCAACGAACTCGTTGGTGTACAGCCCATGACTGGCCCCGTTGGTCAGATCCACACTCTGCGTGTTCGTTATGCACAAAGCATGACAGACACATCAGCAGCAGCAACCAGCGTTACAGCTGGCCAGGAAGCACTGAGCCCGTTCTTGATTGCAACAGCATACTCTGCTGGTGCAAGCACAAGCGCAACTCAGAGCACTTACACTGGCTCAAACACAGCAGCTTTAGAAGGCGACGGCGGTCGTAAGATTTCCGTTCAAATCCTGAAGCAGGCCGTTGAAGCCAAGACACGTAAGCTCCAGGCTCGTTGGACATTTGAAGCTGCACAAGACGCACAAGCAATGCACGGTATCGATGTTGAGGCCGAAATCATGGCTGCTCTCGCACAAGAGATCACAACTGAGATCGACCAAGAGATCCTGCTGAGCCTGCGTTCATTGGCTGCAACAGAGTTCACATACAACCAGGCTACCGTTAGTGGTACAGCAACCTACGTTGGTGATGAGCACGCCGCACTGGCAGTTCTGATCAATCGTGTTGCTAACCTGATCGCTCAGCGCACACGTCGTGGTGCAGGTAACTACGCTGTAGTTTCGCCCGCTTCCTTGACAGTGCTCCAGAGCGCA